TGCCTGGCAGTTTATGGCTCCCACAAGTCTTCCTCCCTGCGTTTTCTCAGGATTCATTACATAAGTGGATGAATCACTATCACAGGATGTATAGTGATCTCTACAAAGATGACTACGTAGGAACGTTTGTATATAACAGTCCGACGTTAGATCATTGTATTCTTGAGTCAATTAACAGTAAATATTACAATATTGATGGTTACTTGACAAGCCGTATAGCTTCTCAAAGAGCAGCTGCAGCGGCATAAAAAGTGCGTCGAAAGACGCACATAAGGAAGAGTAATAGCCTGATAAACTATACTAGGTACTATATCGATGCAGTATAGGGCAGTTCGATTCTGCACTCTTCCACAAGATTAAAACCACAACCATGAAAATTAGAAACAAGACAGTATTAGTATATGATATTGAGGTATTTCAAAATATCTTTCATTGTGCTGTGAAGAACACTGAAACTAACGAAATTCATTTATTTGAAATATCTAGTAGAAAAAATCAACTAGAAGAGTTAGTTAAGTTTTTCAAACAGTTTAATAATACAGAAGGATCATGGAACCAATCTTATACTACAGATTATCAATTTAATACAGATATAATATTTGCAGGTTATAATAATATTCATTATGATAATCCTATAGTAAACTATATGATAGATTACTATGAAAAGCTTATAGTACATCCGTATTGGAGAATTTGTAGTTCTATTTATAATTTCAGTAAAGTTATTGTAAATAGTAAGGAAGGAGAAGAAGGAGAATGGAAAGAATGGAAGTATCAACAATGGTTTGAATCATTTGATATTCTAACTATGTTATATTCTACACAGTTACGAGTAGGCTTGAAAGAGATGCAAGTAACTATGCAATATCCAAATGTACAAGAATTTGTATATGATTGGAATAAACCATTACCAGAATCCTTATTTGATGAAATGATTCAATATAATATAAATGATGTTGAATCAACTTCTGAGTTATTAAATAGATGCAAGAAAGATGTAGATCTTCGAATTGCTATTGAAGATGAATATGGTGTAAGAGTCCTAAGTAAAGATGGTGTGAATATTGGAATGAAAATTATCACACAGAAATACCTAGAAAAAACAGGACAAAGTTGGTGGCAGATACGTAATTTACGTTCACCAATGAACTTAATCCCATTGAAAGATGTTATATTGCCATTTGTTAAATATAAATCTCCTACTCTAAATAAAATGCTTGAAGAAATGAAAAGACAAGTAGTTTCTCCAGGTAGAAAAGGTTATGAGTATAAATTTATATTTAACAATCTACGATATTCTGTAGGAGTAGGTGGTATTCATTCAGTAAATGATCCTGAGATCATTATACCTAAAGAAGATGAAATGCTTATAGATATAGACGTTGCTTCTCTATATCCAAGTATGCTAATACAATATAAGTTTTATCCTAAACATTTAGGACCAGAGTTCCTAGAAGTCTATTCTCAAATTAGAACAGAAAGACTAGAAGCAAAAAGAAACGGGAACAAAGTGAAAAATGAAACTTTGAAACTTGCGTTAAATGGTTTGAGTGGTAATTTACAGAACGAGCATAATTTTTGTTATAGTCCATTTGCAGTAATGCAAATCCGTATTAACGGACAGTTATTACTACTAATGTTAGCAGAATCTCTATCTGAGCTAGGATGTAGAATAGTACAAGCAAATACTGATGGTTTATTTGTTCTTTTAAAGAAAGACAAATATCAACAAGTAAAACAAGCATGTACTGGATGGGAACAACTAACTAAACTCGAATTAGAGGAAGAACGTTTTGAAGCTATGTATCAATTTGCAATTAATGACTATATTGCAATTAAAGAAGGATATAAAGAAACTAAGGATAGTAAACTTATTAAGAAAAAAGGTATGTTTATTACTGATGTCTTACTCGGGAAAGGTCTTAATCCTAAGATTATACCAGAAGCAGTTATTAAGTATTTTGCAGATGGAATTCCAGTGAAAGATACTATAATGAATTGTAAAGACATTCGTAAGTTTCTACAAGCAGAAAAAACAGGTAAGCAATGGACTGTAGAATATAATGGAGAAGTACAACAGAGAGTTAACAGATTCTATGTTAGTACTGATGGTTTGTATCTTTGGAAATGGAAATCTGAGAACGGTATTAAAGAATACCAGAGTATGTTAAAAGGGTATGGTGTAACTATACACAATAAATTTACTCCAGATAAACCTATTGAAGATTATAATATTAACTATAACTATTATATCCTACAAGCTACAAAGATTATTAATCAGTTAAAGCCACAACAGTTAAGTCTATGGGACTTTTCATAAAATATCACAGATTATCATACTCTAAGACATAGACTTCTTTTAACGAAAGGAGAAGTGTATGATATTAGAACTAGATACAGAATTGCTCAGTAAAATTGAGCATTTGACTATTAATCAGCTAGTATTTTTAAATCTTGTATTAGGCAATAATCAAGCTAATATCAAAGATGTCCTGTCACTTATCAGTCTGGTGAACGAGACAGAAATACAAGATTTAATTGATCAAGGCTACATAGAAAAAAAGGTTTCGGACAAAGCAGTAGTTTATCTTCCGACTGAAACTTTAACATCGCTTATCGAAAGAAAAGTTACGATGTTTGATGAATTCTATGAAGCATATCCGCAGGTTGTCATTAGACCGGATGGTACAAAGAGTTTCTTACGAGCCAATAAAAACAATTGTAGAAAGCGTTATAACGCTATCGTAGGCAAAAGTAGAGCAGCTCATGAACATTTAATGGAGTGTTTAAAATTCCAGCAGAATGAACTAGTAATGACCGGTCGTATGGGTTATATGAAAACAATGTGGAAATGGCTTACCCAATGTGAATGGGAAGCACTTGACGAGCAAATGAAATGTAGTGTTGAACAAAATGAACAAACATCTTATGGAACAACACTTATATAAACCACTACCATTCAAGCATATTTCTGAAGTAACAGAAGAAGCTTTGGAATATATTGACATGCGTAGAAAACATGAAATTGAACCACTTAGAACAAGGTGGAAGAAATTCAATAGATTGTGTAATGGTGGCATAGAACAAGGTTGCATCTATACAATAGTAGGTGCCTCTGGATCTGGTAAGTCCTCATTTGCAAATATGTTAGAAACTGATTTAATTAGTCTAAATCCTAATAAGAATGTTATAGTATTATCTTTTTCATTTGAAATGTTATCAAGTAGACAAGTAGGTCGAAAAATAAGCAGTTCAATGCGAAAGACTACCGCAGAATTATATAGTTCTGAATTTGATCTTCGTGATGAAGAGTTTCAGAAAATACAGGAAGAAGCACAACAGATTGCTAAATTTCCTATCTACTATGTAGATTCTGCAGCTACAGTCGATCAGATTAAGGATACGATACAGTATTTTCAAGACACTCTTGCTAAAGATAAGTGGCTAGTAGTAATGCTAGACCATACACTGCTAGTAAGAGGTAGAAGTGATGAAAGTGCTTTAAATATTATTAGAGATTTACAGAACTGTTTTATAAATGCAAAAAAAGTAGGTTGCACAAGTATAATTCAGCTCTCACAAATGAACAGGAATATTGAGTCTCCTGATCGAATTAATAACCCAACATGTCATTATCCAATGCGTAGTGACATTTCTTCCGCTGATGCTATCTTTCAAGGAAGTGATGTTGTACTTGTAATCGCCCGTCCAGAAACGTTAGGCTTTGCAGTGTACGGACCCCATCGACTCCCAGTACAAAACAAGATATATCTCCATATTCTAAAGAATAGGGAAGGACAATTAGCAATTCTTGATTTCGAAAATGATCTAGCACACAACAATATTATCGAAATTGAAAGAGGCATAGAACTAAACCCTACTTAGTTCACAATTAAAAAAAGACTGATATGAAAGATTATATATTCTCTTTTGGTAAATCCAACAACAATTCTTCTTACTTTGGAACAACAACAGGTAATAATTCTGTAAGTAGTTATACACAAAGCTTGTTTAATAAAGCAATGGATTTAACTCCGTATTATCAGACTCCGTGTCGGAGTTCATATAATAGTTCGACTCCTTTTTATCTTCTTCCTTTTGCTGTAGAGAAGAAAAAGAGTCCGTTGTTCGATAGTAACTATCGCTATAAGAAGATTCAGCGTGATCTTGACGTATATGAAGCTTGGAAGAACGCTGTAAATCGAATGAATGCATATCGTAATTATTATGGCAATGATAGTTATGAAGCATTGATTAACGGTATTCCGGCTAATTTCTTTAGCGATTTTGTACAGATTGGAGATACTGTTATTCCGTTTAATGCAAACCGTAGCTTTTTTAACAGTTTGACTCCGGAGAGAAAAACAACAATTCTTAGTGTATCTATTACTATTATCGAAATTTTTGTGATCGAGTAATTTTAAAAACAACATATACTTACTATTTTCAGTATTTACAAATCTTATCATATCGTATCAAATCACAGTAAGTTAATATCTATTCATTATGATAGTATTACCTACTGAAAAAGTTAAAGCCAAAGTAAAGAATCCAAGATTCTTAATACTATTTGGTAAACCAAAATCGGGCAAAACTACTATAGCAAGTCAATTAGATTCAAATTTGATCATTGACTTAGAGGGAGGAGCTGAATTTTTAGATTCTCTCTGTGTTCAAGCTAGAAACGTAAACGACTTAGGCGAAATTGCTGCGGCTATTCGTCAAAAGAATAAAGAATGTAATGGCTTCTTCTATAAGCATATAACTATTGATAATGCAACAAGATTAGAAGAAATAACGTTAAGTTATGCTCTAACTCTGTATAATCAGACTCCAATGGGTAAATCCTATAGAGGAGATGTTCGAATGTTGCCTAATGGTGCTGGATGGTTTTATATCAGACAGGCTGTTAGAAAAGTTATTGATATGTTTAGAGAGTTGTGTGAAGAATTTATTTTAGTAGGTCATACTAAAGATAAATTAGTCAATAAGGATGGTGAAGAACTATCTGAAATGCAGCTTGACCTTGCTGGAAGACTTAGTGATATTATCTGTGGAGAAGCAGATGCTATAGGCTATGTCTATAGAAAGAAAAACCAGACATTAATTTCGTTTCAGGGCGGAGAAAACAATATAGTAGAAGCGAGAGCGCCTCATCTTAGAGGCCAGAAAATTGTTATTGCTGAAAGTGATAACGAAGGTAAGTTAGTTACCTATTGGGATAGAATTTATTTGCCTAATAATGATTAAAATATACGTATATGTACAGTTCTAGCAGAGCAAAAAAGATTGTAAAAAACGATGTAGCATTTTTAAGTGCAGGTATTCATGATAATGTCCATTTAATTGGAGTTAGATATGAGACCTCAATTCAAGATAACAGTTTTATCGAATTTAAGTTCGAAAAAGAAGGTAGGATTATGACTCACACTGAATGGGAACCGAGAAAGAAAACAAGTTTCGGTGAGCTTACTCAGGATGAGTTTGAGTTAAAGTGTGATAAGCAATTTTCTCGTGTAAAGCAGATTTTAGAGTGTTTTTATGATGAGGATAAGTTGCAATTTGAAGGTGAAAGCTTCAAAGAGTATGCTAAATGGGTAGTAGGACTTTTGTCTGCAGATAACATTAAGGATAAAGCCTTAAGAGTAAAAGTTGTCTATAATGATAAAGGTTATACTACACTTCCGAAGTATGCGAAATACACGTTTATCGAGCCTATGTCTACAGTAGATGCTGGTGAATCAATGATTACTAAGTTAGGAATTGATTTATTTGAAAAGCCTATTGTAGCTGATGTCGAGAAACAAAATGCTAATCCATTCCAAGTAGTAAATAGTACATTAGAAAGTGTTGACGTTACAACAAGTAACGATAGTGAGGATGATTTGCCTTTCTAAAAAAGGTAGAACATTATATAACCAATTAAATTGGGAGGGTAACAAAAGTTACTCTCCCTTTTTTATTAACCTCAAAAAGTAGTTTATTATGTTAGATATTCAAGAGTTAGAATCAAAGTTAACAGATTTAAAATATTCAGTAAAAAATGGTAAGATTAGTGGTAATGCAAAAGGACATGATGACTTAGAATATCCATTTCTGCAGATGATGCAACAGTTTGTTGAAAACGGTAAACAAATTGAGTGGGAAAAAATGTTCAAAGAAGCATCTGAAAAGATGTTGAATGATGAAGGGTCTGAGTCTAATGGTAGCATCGGAGACAATCTTACTACTAAAACAAAGCCAAAAGATCTAGAGGTTAGTGATGAGTTTTTTGGTAGTATTACTACTACTATTAAAGACGAAAAAGGTAAAAATAAACGTATAAAACCTATAGATTTTTGGAAAGTCATAGAGAAAGATACCAGTTTTGGAACTAAATATACTCTTACAAACAATAAAGGAGAGAAGTTCAAAACATCTGCTTCTGGGATTACTATGCGTAAAGCTAGTGAGTTTCAGGATAAACTTCGTAAAGAACTTGAAAAACTTAAACAGAAGTTAGAGGAAGAAAAGAAACGTTTAGCTGAAGAAGCTAAATATGTTGATATATCCAAAATGGAACCAGAGGAACAATTGAAGAAGATTATTGAAGCTGGTATGCGAAACATTTGGATGGTAGGTCCTGCAGGATGTGGTAAATCTACTATGGCTCGTAATGTTGCAAATGAACTTAATGTTCCGTATTTATGTATTTCTTGTGGTATTGGTACTTCTGCTACGGAATTCGTAGGGTATAAGTATCCTACTCGAGAATCTACTAAGTTTGCAGAATATTATGCTAAGCCGTCTGTTATCTTGATTGATGAGATGACTGCATTAGACCCCGCAGTAGGTCAAGTATTAAATGCTGCTCTTGCTAACGGTGAGATTGAGACTACTACTGGTTTAGTATGTCGTCACCCCGAGTGTATCATCATTGCTACTTCTAATACGTTTGGCAATGGTGCGAGTCGACAGTATGTGGCTAACAATCAATTAGACGCATCTACTATTGACCGATTCACCGGTGGCATTATAGAAGTTAACTATTCTGTAGATTACGAAAGTCAGTATGATACTGATGTAGTAAACTACGTATGGAAACTTCGTGAGATAATCAAAGAGTGTAATCTACGCCGAGTTGCATCTACGCGTATGATTCAGTCTGGACACCTTATGAAGAAGGCTTATTTTAAGAATTGGAAAGAAATGTTGATTACTAACTGGACTGATTCTGAGAAAGAAATGGTCAATAAAGAGTTAGATTTTTCAACTTGTTTTCTACAAACGTCTGAAATTAAATCCGAAATTAAAAAGGCAGCGTGACATGGGTAAAAAGCTGGAGACACATTTTGATAATCTCGATAAATTTTACACTGAGTGTGAAGTTCAAGAAGAAACAGGTAGTCCTGATAAATATAAGGAGATTTCTAGAGTAGATGATCCTGAATGGGTAGGACTAACTAAAGAAGAGATTCAGAAGTCTAAATACTTTTATAAAGAAGGTTTAGATAAACTTGAGAAGTTAGATGAAGATCTTATATTTGGAGGATCAAAAACTAACTACAAGTATGATGAAAATGATGGAGACGATATGAATTATGATAGGTTTATCGAAGGATTACCGTCTCTTAGGAAAAGACAAAGAACTGGAGGAGATAAAAACGGAAAATTTATTAAACTACATGTAGGAATATGTGAAAGTTGCATGATATCTGCAAAAGATATGCTTTATAAGTCATATACGGCTTTAAAACTTGCAGATTATTTAGAATCTCAAGGTTATCGTGTGCAGATTTCAACATTTGCTGAAGTAGAATCGTTAGGTTATTACAAAGAAGATCGTATTGAGTATCTATTAGTAGAAGTAGTATTTAAACGATTTGAAGATCCTTTAATATTACCTACTATGCTTACATGTGTATCTCCTTGGTTTTTTAGATATCATATGTTCAGATTTTGGACTGCCAAATTTAAATGTGGTTGGGGGCTAGGTCATGTTCCTAGACAAACCAGAAAAAGTACTAAATCTGACATTTATATCTCTTCAGGAGAGTGCCTATGCGAGGAAGGCGCTAAAGAAAAGATTGAAGAAATTAAGAAACTTTTTGAAACTGATCATGGGGATGAGGAATAGGTATTATCGCACGTAAGTGGATGTACTGTCTGGTAAAGAAATACAAAGTCTGAAAAGGACGACAGAATACCTAGATTGGAGCTAGTTAATACATACTAGCATGGGGGTTCGAATCCCCCTCTCACACAAAAAAGAGAGTAAGCACATATATCTTCAAATAATGAAGATAGAAGCAGATGTGTGAATAGCCCGGTATTTTTACCTAAGGAGAGGTGCAAGTCCTCTACTCTCACTAAAATTGCTATATTATGTACGACTCTAAAAGAATTAAAAAAGAGGATCCTATTACTTTAGATTATATTCTATCTAGAGTAACAGAGTATGACATATATGCACGTTACATAGGACAATTTAAAATAGGTTATATCTACAATAGTCCATTTAGAGAAGATAAAAATCCTTCATTTGGAATATTTAGAAGTAGGAAAACAGGTAAACTCTTATTTAAAGATCATGGTAATGGTCTTTGTGGAGATGTAATTAGATTCGTGCAAGAATATACTGGCATAACTAATTATAATGAACTACTAAAACAGATTGTAAAAGATCTGAACATAAAAAATAATACTGTTTTAAAAAGTACTAAAGCATATGAAAAGTCTGAAGAAACCGTAATTGGAGTAGTAAGACAAGAATTCACTAATGTTGATAAAGAATTTTGGCAACAGTTTGGTATTACTCTAGATACATTAAAGAAATATAACGTAAGTAGTATTAAATACTATTTATGTGATGGAATTGTAAAGGGTATTTATAAGGATGAAAGTCCAATGTATGCATATAAGGTTTATGATAAGTTTAAAATTTATAGACCTCTAGCTGATAAGTACACTAAATGGCGTAATAATCTTACTGAATATGATATTCAAGGGTTAGAACAACTTCCTGAAAAAGGCGAACTATTAATTATAACTAAGTCTCTCAAAGATGTTATGTGTTTGAAAGAAATGGGTTATAATGCAATATCTCCATCATCAGAGAGTACATTTATTCCAGATAATATTCTAGATATACTAAAAAAGCGTTTTAAACGCATTTTAGTATGTTTTGATAGAGATCCTGCAGGAGTCAAAAATATGCGTAAGATAAGCAAGAAAACAGGCTTAAATGGATTCTTAGTGCATAAGAAATTCCAAAGTAAAGATATTAGTGATGCCGTTAAGTATAATGGCTTTGAAGTTATTAAAAACTGGTTAAATAAAACACTATGAAAGTATTAAAAAAGATTTGGAAAGGTATTCGATTCGGTATTAGTATATTATTTGCTATCCCGTTTCTTATTAGTATGTGTTGCATGTATTTGTTTGGTGTTATTGTGGCTATTTTTGACTATTCGATCATTACTAAAATTGCTGAAAAATTCAACATAGTTAATGATAAAGTTGAAAATAAACGGAATGCACAAATACTAGTAACTAAAAAAGAGTTAGAAGACTTAATTGCAGAACTTGAGAACCTAAAAAAGGAGGCACCTGATGATCGAGCTGCTTAGTACTACAATTACTGTTAATTTAGTGGCTTTAATATCCTTTATTGTTTTATGTTGTACTATTAGCAACATACTCAATCTTATTTCGTTTAAGAAATTGTTAAAACAGATCTTAGATGAAAAAGAAAAAGAGTCTAAACAAGAAAGTGATAAATGCGACTCCGACTGTCTTTGATAATATTAAATTTCGAAGTAAGTTAGAAGTATATACATATAAAGCACTAAAAGAAAATAAACTGAAAGCTGAGTATGAACCTATAAAGTTTGAACTAGTTCCTAGCTTTCAGTTTAAAGATAAAAAGATACGTCCTATGACATATACTCCAGATTTTGTAGGTAATAACTTTATAATTGAAGCAAAAGGTAGACCTAACGATGTCTTTCCTTATAAGTGGAAATTATTTCAGTATAACCTAGTTAAATCAGGTTTAGATGAACAGTACCATTTATTTATTGTTCATAATCATAAGGAAGTAGATGAATGTATTAAACAAATAAAACAGTTAACTGATGGAAAATAAAAACGTATTAGAGGAATATGATTTGATCATCGATTTAGGTCCAGTAAAGGATGAAGATCAATCAGAGAAAGTAGAAGAATAATATGGATTTAAGTATACCTTACTATGATGACAATTCTCGTATATCTAATAGTAATTTAGGGCAATTTCTGAAGAAAGGCCCAAGATATCTAAAAGATATGCTAGAAGGAAATGCTGAAGGTCTTAAAGCTAGTTATTTAGATAAAGGAACAATGATACATATGTATATTCTTCAACCTGAAGAATTTTGGGTACATTATCGAATACTAGATTTTGAAACTCCAAGTAGTAAACAACAACAATTATTTGCTGATAAACTAGTTGGTACTGTAGAAATTGATCCAGATTTAGCCCTTATAAAGGCTTATTCTGATGCCTATAGTACAAAAGGTAAGAGTGAAGAAAAAATACTCTTAGAAGCCAAAGAAATGGCTAAAAAGCTAGAAAACTACATAGAGTATCTTAAGACTGAACGGCAAACTGAGTTGAAATCTATTTCGTTTGCTGATCTGAATATGCTAAAAACTATTAAGCAGAACATTCAGAACCACAAGAAAGCAAATGAATTATTATATAAACAACCGCAAACTTGCGAACAAAACAATGAGTTCCACATAAATTGGGAATTTCCAAAAGCTTACGAAAACTATCATTTATCTTGTAAGTCTTTATTAGATAGGCTAATGATAGATCATACTCTAAAAAAGATTACATTAGTAGACCTAAAAACTACTGCTGATGTATGGAATTTTGAACATTCTATTGAAGAATATGATTATAGAAGACAATTAGCTTACTATTGGTTAGCTATTCATTGGTATTTTAAATATGAATTGAATATAGATATAGACGAATACACAAAAGAGACCTATATCATTGCTATCCAGAGTAATAATGGATATGAAGTTAGAGTTATTAACTTTACTCCAGAATGTATAGAAGAAAGACTTACAATAATATCAGAAACTATCAGAAGAATATGCTGGCATAAACAAAACGATTTATGGGACCACTCTAGAGAGTATTACGATGGAGATGGATCAGAAGTGTATGATGGAAATGATAGTATCTCTGTTCTTTAATAAATGTTATTCTAATATTGTATTAAAGAAATTATCTACCTATTTTATAAAAGAAAACCTGCACATAAGTTATGCAGGTTTATCATATACTGAATATATAAATTTATGTAAATTGTATAAGCAGCATCATTTATATTTAGGTTACTATAGATATAAAGGAGATATAGATTATCATACTGTCTTCATATTTAAAATAAATCCGAAGCATGATAGACTAATATATGCAATAAAGAATAGATATTATCATCTATTACCTCTTAAAGTAAAAGAGCATATTACTCGGTTTACTAATAAGAATGTATTTGTTAGTTCGAGTGCTAGAATAAATGATAGTATTATGAAAGATGAAGTAACGTTAACAGTGAGAGAAGAACTATTTATAATGCAAATGGCTGAGCAACAAGATGTTCAAGAGCCAACATTGCTTGAAGATATAAATTGCCTTGGATTTTAGTATCCAAAACTTAATTGTTTGAAAAAAGAAAGGGGTCGTTGTGAAACGATCCCTTTTTTGTTTATCCAATACGATTTATCATATCATTTAGCTTCTCTCGTGGATTCTTCATATTATAGTAGGCATTAAGTATTGGAATAACTTTAACAAAGTCCCTTTGCCATCCTTTTAATCCTTTATAAGCACCTCTTTCAATTTCTTCATATTTTCTACTACTCAAATAAGATAACGGATTAATAACCCTATTAACATCTACAAATGTTTGAATTAATGGAGTAATAGAATTAAGAATATCGAATACATCTATTGCATTATACCTAGAACCAGACTCTAATGAAATCTTCTTTAACTCTAATCGTAAGAATTGAGTAAACCAATAATCATCATCATCTGCACCCATTCCAAATAGGTTAAATATAGTTAACCAGAAGAAATATGTAAACATTTGAGCATTAAACCTCCTAATATGTAAATCTATTTGTTTCTTTACGTCTACATCAGGATATTGCTCTTGTAACTCTTTTAACTTTTCATCATTTCTTCCTGTAAGTACTCTCAATAGCTTAATAAGATTTCTATCAGAACCGTATTTCCATCCGTAGAAATATGCTGATGCTGTTCCCATCGATAACTCTTTTGTCTGGTAATTCCAGTACATTGGAGATATTGTATTTTCTATATTTTTTGGAATAAAAGCACGGAACATAAGTATAGTACTAAGAGCTGGTAATAAGTGAACACCACTCTTATCCGCTTCTTCAACCATACCTTCAGCATGGCTAGATATAGATCCTAATTTAGCAGTGATTTCTTCTTCTAGTTCTGCAGTAACATATGGTGCATACTTGGATTTTACTCTAAACCCATCTTTCATTTCATATGCATTCCATAGATTATCTTTAGCATTTCTATATATAGCCTTACGTTCTTCTATAGACTTATTAAGAAAATGGTTATCTAGAAAATCGTTCTCAGAAATAAAATGTAATTGCCCATCCTCTAATCGAATTAACTTATAGTTTAGATAAACTGAAACAGCAAACACACTGTTAGGTAAAAATGACATTAACTTAAAAGCAGCGTACGGTTCTGTAGCTCTAGTAATCATTCTACCTATTCTCCATCTATTAGTATTAGATAAATCTTCTTCTTGATTAAAAGTAAGACCATTATATTCTAATGCACCTACAAGTTTATTATTAGCTTGATTTTTACCAAATTGACTAGCAACTTTTAAACTAATTAATTCTTTTGTTAAAATGCTATTTGCAATCGTGAAATCATGCATATTATAATGTTTACGAACAAAAGCATCATTAGCATAAAAACTCCATGCAGCAACTCCACCAGATATCGCAGAACGTAAGTTCCAAGACAAACCAATATCTCTACCCCACCTTGAAAAATATTCAAATACTTTATCTAGAGAAATCTTATAACCTTTTAATGTTACTTCAGGTAGTATATCTCGTCTACCATAAATATGATAACCTATATAAGTGTGAACTGCATCTGCTAACTTACTACTTGCAGCAGGCTTAGTAAAGCCTTTTTGTCTAATAGAACCAGCATTAGTAATCAAATTATCTAGTAGGTTCAATTGAGGAGCTATTTTCTTCTTATTTTCATAATTACAAGCCATTCTATAATACTTAGTAATAGCTCCAATTAAATCATTAGTACCAGAAGCAGGATCAGTAAGCATGGTAGTATACATTGTAGGCATAATATTTATCTCTGTACCATTAGGCCTAGTTTCTACTTTTACTCCATGTATTTCATCATCTGGTTGAATACCAAATGCATCTATCATATAGTTTCTTGTTCCTGTAATAAGCCCTCTATTACCCCAATAATTAAATATATTACCATTAATTTGTGGTAGCTTATAGTTATTTTTATAATTAGAGTGAGTAATTTTATCATTAGCTTCATTCATAACATCTAGAATAACATTTCTAAGATTAACTAGAGCAGGATCTCTCATTACAGCATTATAAGCCTTCCTATTATCATATTCTTTAATAGATAATTTAGGTTGCTCTGCCTCTGGTATACTGTTGTCGTAGTTTTTATTATAGAATTTAGATTCTTCAGATGTTTCAGCCCAATTGCTATTTGGTACTCTATGCATATACTGTTGACGTACTGGTATTACTTTGGTCATATAAGAAGCATAGTGTTTTACTCCTTTATCATCTACCCATATATCCTCAGGTGATACAGCACTTTTACCTCCATTTTCCTTTGCTAGATCACTAAGTTCAGATTTAAATAGTCTAACACCGCTAGCAGTTTTTTTAGTACGCTTCCTAACATTATACATTGCTATATCAAGCTCTTTAATTTTATCCTTAACAGCTTGAGGCATTCTAGTATAATCTGGTTCAAATTTATCAGTTCTATATAATCTTAATAGATTGTATCTAGCTTGATATAACCTATCATATATTTCACCATAATCTTTTTTATTCTGCCTAGATACTTTTTCTTTAAATTCATCTGTAAGTTCCCATCTAGTATTACGCTCTAACCAAGCACTATACAATGTATCGATTCCATCTGGAGTATATCCTTCCATGTTTTTCATTCTTTCCATTTCTTCTAGGAAAGCATCCATATCCACTTTAGATTCTAAACCTTCTTGTAGTTTAGCATAAGCTTCTGTAAGTTCAGCAGCTATCTGTGCTTCTACACTACCTTCTGGTTTTAATTCCCCAGTAACAGGATCATAAGGGTTTGCAAGATTTCTTTTTTTCTCTAATAACCTAATATATTTTTGATATTCATCTATTGGCATTCTTTCGAATCTAGGTTTATTAGTATTACTATCTCTGTATGGTTTTAATATATTATCTATCTCTAGGTTTACTTCAGATAGAGCCATATTAGCTTCCATACTTAGATTAGTAAAGATAGCATAAAACTCTGGTGTGTATTTTCTTTCACAATTCTCAGCTTTCCAATCATTATAATCTTTTTGATATTGTATCCATAGAGAAGGATTAAGTTTAAGCTCATCAATACTGGCTAATTTATGATTCTTTAGCCAATCTTTTCTAAACTTATATTTATTGTTTTGATATACACCATATCTACGATCTCTAATTAAATATCCAGTTTTTTTACCATCTACATCTCTTTCAAATAAAAGATTATGGTCTCTTGTTTCTTTTGCTGCTTTATATAATTCAGCATACTTACGATAAACCTGTTTATGAGTCATAGAATTAACATCACCAATAACTTTTCTCAATAGCTTGATAACAAATTTAGGTGAGTTTACAGGAGTAGCGAAGAATCTATGATACCAATTTAAATCACCATCAAAAGTAAGCCAGTTCATCAGAGCTCTATCTATATTAGGGTCTTTAGCTTCTTCCATTTCAGTACGTAAGAACTTTTCTACGGTTCTTCTAACTGAGTTTCCATACATGTAACCAATGTTTTCTCTGTCTACCATCTTTTTAGATGAGAATTCTCTAATTAACCCATCTACTATAGATAGTATATTATCAAATTCATTAGTACCTAATATATTTTCATAGATATTCCTATTAAATTCTGTATTTAGCTCATTATAAAGTTTACGTAAGTTACTCTCATGTGGGTATAAATACTCAGCACCAAAGTTATCTAAAGCAGTTCTTAGTTTAGTAAGTTCTTCAGTATCATTTGTTATCTGTGCAGTACTTATCTTTTCATCAATAGTTTTGATTACTCTTTCTGCTTCATCTAGACTATATAGTACATTATCTACATACTCTAGACTACCATTAAGGAAATTCGTAATGTTATTAATACCTTCTACATCTGTTATAGAATTTTGGATACTTCTAAGACTAGATAGCAATTTATCATTACGTAAATTTTCGTTTCTATCAAATTTATCTTCTATAACATTGTACCTTAAAGAAGCCATACGGTTTTCTGCTGTTTTAACCATATCAGAGAATACAGATCTAAGTTTGATAGAAGCAATTTCTTCACGCTTACTGGCTGCTGGTAAAACATCTGGTATATAATCATAAGAATCTTCTCTTTGCTCTAGAGTTTGATATGCATTAAATTCAATAACATTATCTACTATTTTATTAATTAGATCTTGATGAGTAGTATTTTTACCAAATAATCTCTTAAACCAATCAATAATTCTTTGAATTAACGTTTTTTCTCCTTTTGTAGCAGGGAAGTCAAACATATTGTGAATGACTTCAGGATTAGAAAATAGCTCTGCAGCAAACTCATATACATTCTTACTAGCATGGTCATCATGCTTTTCTGCATACTCTTTTTGAATCTTTCTAAGTTCATTCGCTGCTTCAGTATTTGAAGCTAACGAGTCTAGAGTAATAGCATGGGCTATTTCATGTAATAATACATTTTCTAATGAACCATATCTACTGAAATCACCATTTCTATTTACTACAATAGTATTAGAGTTTCTATCATATATAGCAGGTGTCCAATAAGTAGCTTCAGGATATACCTCATTTAATGGTCTATCAGTATATTCAATAGATACAGGTTGCATATCTATTTTATTAGCAACATCATTAAGTACAGTAGCCATTTCAGAATCCATATTATCTAATAGTTCTTTACTATTACTATAAGATTGCATAGATTCTAATTGACTTATATTTTCTGAATTACTATCTGCTAGATATATGTTATTATCCTTAGTAGAGAATGTACCTTGATTATCTATTGATTTAATTTGATTTGGTCTTGTTACTAAGTATTCATTACCTGTAGATCGTGCAAATTCTCCCGTATATTTATCATGACCAATTATTCCATCACTATTTCTTTTTCCTTCATATATGTATATACTTTCTATATCTTTACTAACTAAATCTGTTTCAGTATAAATAGGATTTGTTATCTTTAAAAATACTGGCATTATAATATTACCAGATTTTGCTTCTGCGACACTTTCAGCATAATTTTTATCTGAAGTAAAAAAGAATCCTGGATTAAATTCTCTATCATCTTTATAATTAAAGTCAGAAATAGTATAATTAGTTCCATGATACACTACTAAAGGCTCACCATTTTCATCTACTACTTTGGATTCACCAAACCACTCTTTAAAGCTCTTAGAATAAGTTCTAGCTTTAGCTTGAATAGCAGCTACTCTATCACCATTATAATGCTTTAAAAGGTCTGAAAAGAGCTTAGATGGCTCCCCATTGGGAGCCTTATCTATGCCATTACCATTGTTCTGCGACCATATATGATAAGCCGCTGCTTCACTAGTTGCATTTTTTAATTCTTCAAATTCTCTTGCAACTTCTTCATTTTTTAAATTAGGACAAATTATTTTCATATATGATTACTTTATACAATGATTCATTTCATCTGTAGGAAATTCATTCTCATTATTGAATTCATTAGTTTGTTCAGTCTGTTCATTTTCAGAAGTAGAAGGTTGTTCAATAGTGTTTTCTACCACTTCACCATTTTCATCCATACTAGTATCTACTAATGGAGCTGAATCATTTTCAACAGTACTAAACATATAATCAATTGTATTTCTTGAATAAAATACTCCACTTAATGGTTTACCACTTACCTTATTAGTTTGTGAATTAATTTTTGGTACAATCTCATTGTTAATAATATCTGGAATATCTTCTAAGAAGTTATTATCATATTTAGCAAATCTTGGAGCAACATTATTACCCGGAATAATAGAGAATCTAGATATGTATTTGCTACCAGTAGTGTATGGAGATAAGTATTCAGATACAAATCCTTTACCACCTTGTCTAAATCCTTTCTTATTTACTAATATATATAATGGTTTATATGTTTTGGTTTTACCATCATCTTTAATAAATGTACCAACATATTTGTATAGATTGTATCCACCAGTAGCATTGTTATCCCTCATTTTAACATATGGGTGATACAATGGAACATCAGTATCATCTTTACAAACATATCTTCTAGAAGATCCTTTAATAGCTACAGGAACTAATCTATTACCAACTTTTTCTCTATGAATATAGATACCTTTAGTATTTGTATTTATTACAGGAACCATGTTATTATCTTGCCAGTTATTACGATAAATTTCATCTACATCATCTGGAGTGAACAGATTAGAGAAATCATCTATATTTTTCTCTAAAGTTCTTACAGTTTCATAATAACCAAGTTCATCTAATACCCTAGTAGGTATAAAATCAAATAGAGAATTCAAGTGTTTAGTACCATGACCACTAAATACTGCATATCGAACTAAATCATAAGCTAAATCATGTAATTCTTGATTATCACTATCTAATAATTCTTGCCAGTATTCTCTAATCTGTCTACTAGCATTAGAACTAATATCATCTGAATAATCTAAACGAATATAATCTATAGCTTTGCCTGTAGTATCAGTTACACCAGTAATACTATTAAGGAATAGATTACTAATTCTACCATTAGTAACAGAAATAATTGGGTATTTACCACCTTTAGAAGCCGCATCAGAGATAATATCAGTTTTAATTCTATTGATTCTCTTAGCAATGGTATTAGGTCCAATAAATAGATCCCTTAACTCTTTCATACTATTAATTAAAGGACTGCTGGTACTATCATATAATGAATAAGCTCTCCAATAAGAGTCAATAGCATTAGTAAATGCTGTTACAGCCTGCTTATCCTTTACTTTGGAAAATCCACTAGCATTAATAAGGGATCTGAATACCCTATAATACTCATCAGAAGATTGTATATTAATTTTACCAAGTAAATCTAAAGTAAACTTGATACTATTGTCAATCTTCTTCTGTAAGAATGTCTCATTAAAGAATTTATTAACCATTTCTGGTGTGAAATATGGGCTAGTATAACAATCAGCAACATTTTGTAGGAATGTTCTCATTTCAATAGAGTTCTTACCAAACTTCTTAGTATCTACTTGGGAAGCTTTTACAAGATCAGACATTGCCTGAGCCATTGGTTCTAATTCTTTATATAATTTATATACAAGAATTTGTCCATAGTAATAATCAAAATCTTTTTCTTTATCATTAGCTTTACGAAGAAGATTTTCTAAATAACCTAATTTTCCTTGCTCAGGAATTTCAAACAATATTTGATCTGTAACTTGTTCATTCTTAAGTAATAAGTCAAGGTTTTCTTTATCCTCATTAGATTTAGCTAAGCTCTTTGCTTTAGTAACAAATCTATCATATACTGCCTTTTCCTTTTCTTGGAATCTTCTATAAAATGGTTTAGTATTATCTATAGCATAGACTCCTCTACTCTGTATATAATCGTTTGCAAGATCTTTCATGATCTCTTGTGAAACAAAATACATAGTATTCTTGCCAGCACCATTTCTTAATAAAAAGTTAGTAAGATTATAGGTAAATCCATTTACATTAAGCTTAATAATATAGTTATCTTTAGCAACGTCAACGTGAGCACTAATCAATGCAGATAACCAGTCTAGAATATGAATGTCATCTACACCACTTACTTTATGCAAGTTACCTATATTCGGTAAGTACTCTGGAGATTGCATTACTAATTCAACTAACTGACCTAATACATGATGCGGGTTATTTAATGCAAATGGTCCAATACCACCTTTACTATCAGCGAAGTCTTGTTTTAAAGTATCTTGATATTCTTCTGTATACTCATATAAAGCAGCATCATTCTTTTTATCAGGGAAATACTTCTTTACAATACCGTTTTTCATGATGTTAACAGGAACATCCAATGGTCTAGTAGTATCATGAGTATTTTTAGAATCAAGTAATGAAGCCATAAATGTATCAATCAATAGGTTTTCTATAGCACCTTGAGATTGTTCATTCATTGACTTGTTATAATCAAATTCTGTCTTAGAAGATATATAAGGATAAACTTTATAGGTTGCATCTGTGACATCATACATAACATTAGAATTCTTACTTTTAAGATAATCATTAACCAATGCTGCCATATTCTGTATAGACCTTCTTGTAACAGGTTCACCATCTTTAATAGCTAAGATTTCATCAGCATATTCATTAAATCCACTTAATGCTAATTCTATTTCATCTTTAGTTGCCTCTCTTCCGGGTTTATTACTTCTACGAGAAGTATAATTATATCTTGTTAAGAATAACTTATCAATATCAAAGTCAGAACCAGTTCTTGCAGTAAACTCATCCGGTAATATAATTATATCTCCTGCTTGAGACATTACTACATCTTTAATAGTTAAAGCAGCAATAGAAGACATACCCTGAGTAGGTACACGATATGCCATTGCAGATGGTGAAGCATTTGGACCAATTATATTGTTATCCATTAACCACTGCCTAGCCTGTAAGAATGACATATTTTCATACCCGGGGATTATGTGTTTCAACAGATTTATTGAAATAACACACTCCATAGATCTATCATCTGCAATTAGTTTAAGTCTTTCACCATTATTAATTTGGTACTTAGAATATTGACCAGCTTCACTAGCTTTTACTTTATCAATAGATTTTAAACCAAATGAAGACATCTGTACAAATGTACCACCCGGCAAATTAATATCTACAGTCTCTTTGTTTACTGCGGATATAATCTTTGTAACCAATTGCTTAGCTACAGGAGAAGCAGACAATGGAACCTTAAAATTACCAGTTTCATCAAGAGTAACCTGATCGATAATATCAGAATCCATATTAGAGGATATCATATCTCTTACTAACTTATCAGATATACCTTGCAGATCTTTAAAAGAATATGTGCCATCTTCATTCTTTTCAGCATGTAAGTCTTTAAGAATTCTGTTGAGCCCTCTATCTGATAGATTGTCAATAGCATCCATTGCTAATTTAACCAGTTGTCTACCGCTAACTTTCTTACCTTTTCTACCAGTAACATCTTGATCTACACCACTACTAGAAGGGATTATATAGTCTCCATCTAATCTAATGTTTGAGAATACTGTTTTCATAGCCTGAGTAACCAACATACGCTTTTCAGCATCATGAGCTTCAATAGGCATCTGATTAAGTAAGTTGCCAAAATTCTGTTGTCTATATACAATAGGTTTAGAATAGGTTCCTTTATCATCCTTTTTGAATTCTTCTGTTATTTCATTTTGAGTAGCATCTGTATAGAAATCATACTCTTTAATATTACCTACCTTTACTGCGGATTTTGTAGTAAACATATCAATAGGATTATTAACATCATTCATCCTATCATACAATACTCTTAAATCTCCAGTAGCCAGTACTTTAAATAATGGGAATATAGCCATCTTATTAAAGATAGGCATATTAATGAATTCACCGGGTATTGGTTGAAGTATTTCATTACCAAAATATACCATCTTTTTAGGAGATAATACAGCAGATAATGTATTTACATATTTTCTAATATCACCTAAATCATCAGCATGCTGTTCGACATAATCGATAGCTTCTTCTACTTTAGGATCTAATAAACCTTGACTAGCTAAGATAGCTTTATACATAGTAGGTGAACAGTATACAGATGCATCAGCTTGGTTAATTGGAGTTTCTTCTTCATTAACCTCTATATTACCATCCTTGTTCATCTTGATATCACCATACAATGACAAGTCACGTTCTGTGCTCTCTTTAGCCTTATCTTTGATACCTTGTGGTATACTTTCATTGTTAAATAAGTCACCAGATTCAAATGCAGTATCAATGTATTCTTTGGTGTATTTACCAGAGTTCTCCATTAATTCTCTTACATATGCATCATAGATTGCTTTATATAATTCTTTTGGTTGATTAGTGCGTAATTCTACATCTTTCAATCCTGCTACATTATATCTACCTTGTTTGTATCTAGCAACCTTATTCATTATGTGATTAGGATCAGAGAAATCTGTTCTAGGTCTATCACCAGTTGACAATGTACCAGCAAGACGTTTAGATACATCAGGATAATTTTTAAAGAATGCTACATCTTTATACAAGATCTTTTCTGTTTCAAACATTGATACAAAGTTATTAACAGTAAATGTAGAAATAGCATCATAAATAGCTATATGGTTTCTATTTAGTTCATTTTCCTTTCCTGCTAATGTAGCAATATCATTAGATAACTTATTGGCTCTATCATTAATAGAACTTACAGGTAAGAATTTATTTTTATAATACCCATCATTTGTTTTCTCAATTAGACCTAATCTTTGTATATAATCTAATTGTTTATCAACAAATACTCCTAATGTAGTATTTAGATCTTCTTTCAATTGAGCAGTATTATTAAAATAATCCATCAATTCTTTATCACTCATTGAACTGAAAGATATGTATTGTACATTACCATCTTCAGTATAGTGATATACACCACGAGCAATTCTAAACTTACCTCCTTTACCGTTATCCTCACCTCTTTTACCAAAGTACATGGTAGGTCTGTTGGAATCATCAATCTTATCTTCTACTAATTTCATTCTACGATACTGTAGAATTGCATCATATTCACTTCTATAGTATTTATAGAATTGATTTAATACATCGTCAGAAAATCTCATTTCAACATAATCGTCAACAGGAGTAATGTTTAAAGTACGACCTTTAAACATTTTTAATCCTTGAATTGGCATATATGTCTTTTTATCAGACATCGTAGGTAAGATAAGAATATCATTTTCAGAACATACAAATTTAGAAATAAATGTTTCTATTCTAGGAGCCGATTGATAATCTGTACCAGTATTACCAGAATTATATTCTGTAATATTAAGTAAAGTACCTACAGTAAGTCTAGTATTAGGACTGTTCTTTAATGTATTATAAACTAGTGAAGAAGAGTTAATAGGACATTTTAATAATCTACTAACATAATTTCTATCATTATTAAGCTTCTTAATTTCCAAAGTAAGATAATTATGCTTAGATAACGGGTACACTGTAGTATTCTTAGGTCCTAATACTTTCTCCTCTAGATTATTGTTATTAAGCTGATAATGAACAATAGCTAAGTTTAATATACTGTTTTCCCCAGTAAACACACCATCAATAGATCTTTTAATCCTATCATTAGGTTTGTCTTTAACAGGTCTACGCAAAATTTCAGGAATTGCCTTGGCTAAACTACCATCTCTATTACTAGATAATAGTTCTTTAGCTGCTTGTAGTATTGTAGGCTTATTAACTGAATTGACTGACGATACCTTATCTACAATGGCTTGATACAAAGTATCAAAATTAATTGCAATACCAATCTTATTATATATATCTACATAGCTATATAAGACTGCATTGAAATCTTCATTGCTAGTAGATTCATTCATTCTAGCTAACCTAGTATTTAATGTGTTGATATCATCTCTAATAGTCTTTAGTAACTCCATGTTAGGCTTACGATTACCTTCTGCATCAGTAATTACCATATTACTGTTATAGAAGTTTCTATTCCAATCTGCAACTAGTCTTTTACCATTACGTAGATTAACACTACCACCTAAGTTGGCTATGTATTGAATAGTATCTGTTCCAATATTTTGGAATCCTACTGTAAGGAAGTTGTGTCTATAACCAGTAATGGTTTGAAATATTTGAGTCTGAAGATTAGAATCCTTTACTGAGGATAACTTATTATATACAGAAGCATAGAAAGGATCAGTTTTTGCTAATTGAGCAGATTTTCTGATTAATCCATCATAAGTATCTTTATCAAATAATTTATCTACAATTCTTCTCCAAGCTGTAAGAAATGGTGTTACTCTAGGTATACCAGTTTCAGCATTCATATCTCTTACATAACTATCTGTAGCTTTATCGTATACACGATCTTCAATAGAAGATAAGAAAAGTTTTACAGCAGGTCTAATATTATGTAATACAGATACTTCGTAAGAAGCTTTATCATATTTATCAAAGTTTTCCTTTTCGATTTCGCCACCATCTCTTTCCTCAGTTTCATCATATTCCTGTTCTTCTTTTACCTGTCTTAGGCTTAAAGAATCAAGATAGGATTTAATATCTTTTTGGAATATATTAAAATGCTCATATAACTCATTAGCAGCTGCTCTTTGCTCTGGTGTAGCATTTTCATCATATGACAAATCCTCAAGTAAATCACGCATATCTTGGTAGTCAATCTGTATTTTAGTGAGATCATCTACAAAAGATTGAGAACTTAATGATTGATTAATATAAGATATTGCAAAGAATTCTACAGCCTGATTATAGTTATCAAGAGATTTTATGTTTTGGAAAGTGTACCCATGTTGAGTAAAGTTTACCCTATTCCTATAAGCTTTCTCAAATCTATCTTTAGCTTCTTGACTTACTGGAATATTAGCATACTTACCTTCATATATACCTCTAAAGATTTTAGTAGGAGTAGTTCTACCAAATAAAGACATAATGAAATCTCGTAGTTTTTCAAACCACTTAGTAATCCTATAAGACTTTCTTGGAGTCTTATACATCATATACCCTCTAAATTCTTCTGCTAATGCTTCTTCTATATATTTATCAGATGCATTCTTAAGATTAGGATGAATTCTACGATACTCTTCATATACCTTATTTCTTTCTTGATCTGATAGTAATAATAGAGATACTCTATGGTATGCTTCGTGAAATTCTACACCAGATGGATCACTATTATATAACGTAATACTATCTTTAGTCATATAAGATAAAGCTGTTGCAGGCATATCAGAAGATACAGCTACATCAATTATATTAATCTCTGCATCTGTCATACCTAACTTTTGCTTCAAGAAGTTTTTAGCTTGAATCTTATTCAGTTTCTCCTTAGTGGTATATTTCTTATTAGGAGTAAAGTTCACTTTAACTTCTTTTTGGCTACCCCCCATACTAGATAAATCATTAAATGATCTACGTCTTCTAGATGGTTTAGGAGATTCAGATTTAGGAGCTTCTTCTATTGCTGGAGTTGCTGTAGAATTAGGTATAGTTGTAGGCATATCTTGAGTCATACCATCTGCAATTACATATGGTCTTTCATATCTTCCTGCATTAAGATTAGATTTGATCATACCATTTCTTATCATCCAAGATAATAATGTATGGTTCATATCTTCTCTAGTAAATACTATACCATCAAATAGTTCTAATCTACCACCTGCTTTTTCAACACTACTAGCTAATCTACCAGAAAATAATAGATTCATTTTCATGTTTACTGCTAATTTCTCATTCCCTTTTGAAGGAACTTTAAAAGGCATAGAACCATTAGATAATAACCAGTCTTCGAAATGCTTTCTCTCTTGTTCTTTCTGCGCAATAGACAAACCTGCTAAGGCTACTTCATTGATACCATAGTGTAATACACCAAATTGTCCTTTATTATCTATATACAATTGCTTATTACGCAAATTAGCTTTTGCAGAATCACTAATATCAGAGTCATTGTTTACAGAAGTAGGTTCACCATAGTTTAAGAACATTTCAATAATATCAGATGCAATTAAATCTGTATTATTTATATTCTGCCCACCCTTAAAACCACTTCTAAACACTATAGTAGAGATTGCCTCTGCTAATTTAGGATAAGAATTGAAGCGCGCTAGAGATAATTTTAATGGTAATGGTCTACCAGACAACCTTTTTTTACCATCGATAATATAATACACACCACCAGAAGTAGTACCAATAAAACCAGTATTATCACCTTCTACGGTAAATATTGTACTTGTACCTCTAACACCAGTACTATATCCAAAGTTATTGATTTCTTCATCTAGATTACCACTAAACTGAAATACATCTTTAAATTGTTTATCATTTACTGGTATCTCTTGAGAAATAGTACCTTCAATAGCATTATGCAACAACAATCTAGTAGGAGTTACCTTTATTCTAGTATCTACCTTATTTAGTAAAGACCCATTTGAATCTTTCATTACAAACCTAGAGATAATTTCTTGTCTACGTTCCCGTAGTTTTCTTATCATCTCAGGATATTCTTCTGGAGTAAGATTACGAATATTGTTCGGACTTCTCATTGCAACCCAATACCTTTTACCATTTTCAGTATTAGTAATTATTAATCCTACTCTGGCATAATCATAGGTACTAGGATCATTCCATTGTACTGTTTTCTTACGAATATTATCATAGTAAGGTGCTACAGAATATTCATAAGTAAGTTTATCTTGTTTAGTTTTAAATAGCTTAGGTAATTCAGAGTTAGGAGAGAATTGAATTCTAGCACCTCCTAATTCTATAGTTTCACCAATATTAGCAGTAGGAGTATAATGGAAAGTATTTAAAATACCTAATTCACTATTCTCTGTGAATTCAGCTAATTCTGAATCACTAATAGCATCAGGTGGAACCGAACCGGGAGTAACTGGTGTAGGTATAACTCCATCTTTGGCTGCATCGTTAACTTCTTCTTCAGTTAAATCTGCTGGTTGTGGATCAAACAAATCATCTACAGTAATCTCAGCAACTTCTGCTGGTGTTGTCATTTTACCTCTAACATTCTCTGGCATATTATAGTATGCAGTAGAATATGCTCCCTTAATAGCATCAAAATGTTGAGATAACTTTTCTCTATCCCTACCAATAGCTTCATACATATTCAATGCTACTTCTTTGAACTTATATGCTCCTAAGTTAAATGCTTTACCAAGCATTGTTAAGAAAGCTTTGAATATTTTTGCTTGCTTTTCAGCTTGAGCAGCAGGATCAAATGCGAATCCTAAAGTATCATCTTCAAGAAGATCAAAGAAGTTTCTTGCTGCTTCATTAAATTCTTCTTTAGCATTTGCAGTATCTTTTTTAGCCTGCTCAGTTTTAGTTGCTTTTGGTTTAGATTCTTTAGTTTTCTTTGATGCTTTAGTAGGTTCCTCAACAGCACCACCATATTCATTAAATACATCTTCAGTTGCTACACCACCTATTCCACCAGCAAATGGATCTTCATCTGCACCTAATATTTCATTAGTAGTTTCAACAGGTTCAGTTTTTGCACTGTCATTATTTTGAGGTTGAACTTCAGGTTCAACTTGTGGTTGTTGTTTTCTTTGAGTTAAACCAATATCTTGTCCTTCTGCAGCAGCTATAATAGCTTGATCTGCTTCACTTAATTCTTGAGATGCAATATTAGCTTGAGTAGGTCTAGCAGCTCTCCTTACTTGAGGAGTAGGTTTTTGCTCAACTTCTGGCGCTGCTTGTTGCTCAGTACGCATTGGTCCGGTAGGAGCAGTGACAGGTTTAGAAGGGACAACAGGTTTAGATGCTGTTTGTTGTTCAGTAACCCCTAGTGCACCTTCCGCAGCTTCTTTACTTTCAGCTTTTTTAGTTTGATATAAATCAAACATTTCACTAATAAGAGTATCTCCTTGGTGTTCATGAATATTTCTTAAAGCAGTAAGTCTTAATTTCTTAGATTTCTTATAAGGTTTAGTCTTACCTAGCTCTATTATATTCTCTCTTTCTACTTCCTCAGTAGGAGTAATTCTACCATTATCTATACCATGAAATGAATTTAAGATCTCTCTATTCCTCTCTAGCATTAATTCTGCTAATATACTATCTTCTGTAGCTTTATTAAGACCAGATACGTGTTCGTTCATAGTAACGAACTGCATAGCTGTATCTACATTGTTAATGGTATTAGCATTATTTTTATACCAAGATGGCATACTCTTTAGAATAGATTTCTTCCTAGCATTTAGACGATATTTCATATCTTCTAATTTAGCTAGAGAATATTGATTACCTCTGAACTCAGATTCATTTTTACTTTCGTTCAATTGATTTATTGCTGTATCAATTTCAGTAATCATGTTATTCATGATATTCAAATTTCTTTGTCTATCATAAATTTCTCTTAATTCATCTTTAGATATGATTTCATCCTGAGTAGTAGCATTACTATTGATATGTTTGTAAGCATCATCTATAGCAATTGCTAGGCTTTCCTCTGATATAGGGTCATTTACAAAATTATTCTTAGCATTATCTAATTCTTGTCTTCTTACTCTGGCATTTTGAATAGAAGAAGTGTACTCTTTTTCTGCTTGCATTGCAAGACCAACAAGTGTACCATATTCTTCTGTATCTTCTTCAATACCCATAGTCTTAGCTAAGGATTTCATTTGTTTACTCTTAGCTAAAGAAAAAGCTCTAGATGCAAATTTAGCTTCTTCTAATGCATCTTCTCTGTTAAACCCTTCTGGTAAGTTTTCTGTTTTACCATCAGCCAACATACTCCAAGCATTTACAATCTCAGCTTCATGTCCTTTTAGTCTACCACTAGCATAAGTTATTGCTTTTTCCATCTCCTCCTTAGAGTTAATTTCATTTGCAGCTAACTCATTTACTCTATCCATACCTTGTGTCTCTTTTACTAGAGAATAAGTACCTCTAGCATTAACAGCACCTTGAATAGGAGATAATATGCTTGCAGCAGCTCCTAATTTAACATTATTCCAATATTCTGTATCATTTTCATATAATGGATTTTGATAACCAAATGGACTTCCTAATATGTTAGCTACAGTAGTAGCTTTTTCTTTGTATGCTCCTACTAAGGATGATGCTAATCCTTCTAGGTCTAAATCAGAACTATCAAAGTCCCCACGCTTATAGGCTTGACCTGTAGTATATTGTGATCCTTCTTCAATTGCTTCATTAAATGCAGTTGCCGCATTACGTAATGCTAAATCTGTTCCAACATAGGCTGCTTTTGCAGCTCTATTAGCCCATTTTTTTGTTGCAACATCAATTGCATTTCTACCTAATACATATTTGGACATTTTCTTTTTAGCTTGACTAGCAGCTAACTCACCTAACCCTTCAATAGGGTTCATTCCGAATGCAACTGTATTAAGACCTTTACCAATCCAACCATCTGCAATTTTTCCAAAGTATGGAACCATAAGAGCATCCTCAGCTAGGTTACTAGCCCAAGTGATGGCCATATTTTGAGCAAAATCTCTATCTAAACCTTGTCTAGCTTGAGATATAGCTTCATTTAAAGATTGATCTTCTACTTGTACTTGACCATCAAGAATTTTTTCAAACAGTTTATCGTCAGTAAGTTTACTGAACTCTTCTGGTAAATCTTGTGATCTAGCTACATTAACTACATTCTGTACAGAACTACCACTTTGACTTAATATGTTAGATACTCTATCTCTATAGTCATCTGATACATTAGCATTAGCTTCATTCTCAGCTTGCTTATAATTAGAATATATCATCATAGCAGCATTACCAAGATCTAAAGCAATACTTAATGCTCCTGTTGCTGCACCAATAGCACCACCAGCAAGAGTACCAGCACCGGGAGCAACACTACCAGCAGCAGCACCAGTCAATGCCATAGTGCCTGCTTTTAACAGACTCTTTGTCATTACACTCTTTAATGCTGTAGTAGCGTATGGAGCTATTTGCCACATCCAAGCAGAAGAAGAAGAACCTACGGCAGATGGTACAGAATATATCCATTTACTTGGTTCTGTCCATTTAAACTCGCTATTCTGTTCCATAGCTCTCTGGAAACGTTCATCTACTTTATACCTAGCAATATCAGCCTCATCTGTAGCTATATTATCATATAGTTCTTGAGCTCTATCTTTATATGATTGTAATTGCTGTTCTTGCTGTGTACGTATTTCTTGAGCATTACTTAAATCAGGTGATACACCTAATGCGGTTAATCCTTCTTTTGTCTGATTCAACTCATTATCTACTTCCTGTAATCGAATAGCTATGGCATCTGCCTCATTACTATCTTGAGTAGTAGATAATTGGTTAAGAAGAGAATTCTTCTCAGACATTAAATTATCATATGCAGAAAATAGGTTAATATTGCTATTAAACTTGTCTATATTTGGTAATACTTCTCTACGTAACACACCTCTAGTATTTGACAATTGCGCTTCATTCATATCACGAAGCATTGCCTTTGCAGAATTAAACACTAATTCTGGAGTACTAAGATCATTAGAACTTTCATCTAGAGTGCTTTCTGTATCTAAATCTTTATTATAACTATCTTTGTTATAACCAGCTAAGTCCCTAAGCACCAAAGTAGGATCTATAGTAGATCCTACTCCAATACTTGAAGCATTAGAACCATCTAGATATCTTTCGTAATTTTGTCTACGAAGTCTAGTGGCTAATGATATATCTTGTATATTATTTTTACTGTCCATAGATTAATTCTTCATTATCTCCTCTGTAAGCAGCATTTAATTTAGAACCCATTTTAGTATACTGGAATTCTTCCAAATTAGCTCTTTCCCTAGTTTGCTGATTATTAAGTACTTGACGCATAACAGGTACCTCTACATAAATACCATCATACTGAATAGCTGCGGCATACTGAGGATCTGATAACCATCCACTACTTTGTATCTCTCTATATGCAGCATTTTTATCACTACCAAATTTGATATTAGGTTTCTTAACAATGTCTCCAGAAGGACTAGGTAATCTACCATTTAATGTTGATAAGAACTTATTAAAATCTTCATTTTTAATTAGCTTTTCAGGGTCAGTTTCTCCAAAGTCGTAGCCATTATCAATGAAGTATTGTACTGGAACATATGATTTATATTCTTGAGTAAATTGCTCATCACCGGGAATACCATTTTCTATAAGTACTTTATTAGTAGGGGTAACTCCTACATTAGGAATGTTACCAGCAATAAGATCCCTTTCAAATTTAACTCTATTAGGATTCCAGTTAGCTTCATTAACGCTTAAACCAAACTTAGAGTTGATATATTGTTCAGGTGTCATCATTCCATAAACGCTATTACCAGAATAAATTGGAGTACCTGCTAATCCTCTAACCATAGAAGATTTATCAAGCATCGCGTCATTAATAAAGTTTGCTTGTGAACCAATATCTGTAGACAATCTTGATACAATACCATATGCACTCTTGTTTCTATTTAAAGGTAATTGAGTGCCATTTTCATCCACTCTGTTAATATAGATATCTCTATATTTACTATCAGGAGCAAATGTTTTTTGTATTCTATCAAACTGTGAATTATAAGTTAATTTGTTTCCTCTTTCAGATGTTTGAGGGCCATATGGTCTGTTCATAAGTGTAGCAGCAAGCTTTGTAGTAAATTGTACTGGAGAACCTTGAGCGTTCTCTGCAGCTTTCAACTGTCTACGATATGCTTGCTCAGCAGCCATCTTAGCATACTGATTAAGCTCTCTTGTTGGTCTAATGGTTCTATCAATATTAGAATCAATAATTTGTTGCCTAAACCAAGCTTGAGCTTCTTCATCTGTAGCCCCAGTTCTTTGCTTAAATAACTGCATATGCTTCTGTGCTTCTGGAGTACTAACGATATCATTATAGTGAGCATCTGCTACAGCTTCAATATCTTCCTTTGAATTTCCAAAGTAATCGTAACCACCTTTTGTATATAGATATCCTCTTTGCAACTTAGCATAATACGGATCAGATAACTCTCTAACATCCTTATATGCTAAAGGAGATACATCATTATAAATTCCAGAAGTAAGTGTATCGTAGTTAGCAAAATCAACTCCATGCCACATTTCATTAAACTTACCAGCAGCTGCTAACTTCTGATTCATTTCCATTCTTTGTAGCATACCCTCTCTACTTTGTTTTAAAGTAGCTAATTTATATCTATCCACATTATTGATTAAAGAATTAATCTGAGCTCTACCTTCTGGAGTTTTAAGAGAATCGATATTTTGTGCTAATTTATCAATAATAGGTTTAGCTTTACCCATTGTCTCATCGTACCAAGCCTTAGTATCTTTTTCTGATGGTGATCTAAAATCAGACCATTTATCCAGAGCACCAGATAAATCTGCAATAGCTTTATCTACTCTAGCATTTGCTTCTTTACCTAGAGTATATAATTGCTGGAATGGTAGAGGAACATATGTATTTATGAACTGCGCTTCTGCAGGACGATCATATCTATTTACCATAATTATCTTTTATAATATTGTCTATTCATCTGTTGAATCAACTCTGTAGGATTACCATATGCTAAGAAATTAGCTAGATATGGATAAATCATATTATCTCTTGCTGCTTGATTCTTCATCTGTCTGTTTACTTGAGACCATTGTCCTAATTGACTAACAGCAGCAGTACCAAAGCTTCTAGCAGCTGCTCTATTTTTAGCATTTAAATCATTTGCAAGAGTTCTACTTTGAACAAATTGCTGACCTAAGTTATTTAAGGTATTAGCATATTCACCCAAGTAAGCATTATCTGCATTTTGTTTAGTAGCATACATATTAGCATTAGCAGCATACTCATCAACAGCAGCTTGAGTTCTTGCTGCTAAATTAGCACCAGTGTTAGCATTAATATTTGCTAAGTTATAATTTGAAATAGCCCTTGATCTACTGTTGGCTAATCTTGCAGGTTCTATATTCATTCTACGTCTAGCCATAGTATTAGTAATAGCACCTGTGTAAGGATTTAAAACAGTTTGTTCATACTCTGGATTACGTAAAGACTGTAAAGCATTATATACCGTAGGAGACAATGATAACCAGTCTGGTGAATAATTAATAATTCCAGCTTTATCTTTTGGACCCTTTTTATTATCAACTGTATTTGATATAGGAGATAAATCTAGTTTTGCTGCAACTGGTTTCTTAAATGTTGTTTCTAAAGGTTGAGTATAAGCATCATTAAAACCAATAATTGGTTCTTCAATGTCAAGCATTGGAGCATCTACAAAGTTATAATTAGGAGCTGTCTTAGTTGATCTCGCACTTGGTGTTTTTGTAGTACTTTTACTTGGTATAGTTTCAGTTGTGTTTACTGTAGGAGTAGATGATACAGTCTTAGTTGGTATAACTGGCGTATCAACAGAAATTGGTTCATCATTAGCGTATGTAACTGCATCAATACCATCACCTTTCATAGGAGCATAAAATGCAGGAGCACTACCATATGTCTGAATTATCCTCTTATTTGGATCTAGTTTTGTTTTCTTATTGTTAGGATTATAAACATAATTTACATACAAACTGTTTGCAGCTGTGTTAAGGAGAAACGTAGGAAGACCACCCAGAAGAGAACCATAATTAATGGGAATATAAAATGGAGTTTTATTACTGGGTTTTCCATCTTCATAAGCAGGAATACCTTTCTTTTTAGGTTTAATTCCTTTTTTAGATTTTACTTCCTCCTGCTCTGATAATAGATTATCATATGCAAAGTTAGCATTCCGTTTATTTAACATATTTGTATTATCAGCAAATATATCTTTACCTTTACTTGGCTTTGTCATTCTAGTAAGTTTTTTACCTTCTTGTGCAAAAGTTTTATTTGTTCCCGGTCTTTTAATTTTATCAGATAATACTGACTCTAAATTAGACGCATCAATTAAATGATTATCTGTACCCGGTTGAGTATTTGGTACCTGAGAAATATTACCATAGTCATCTCTAACTATTTCGTTATTATCCAAGTAAGCTAAGTCTGGGAGTATTCCACCATTCTCAAATGTATAAGCTAGAGTATTATCATCCCAATATTCTGACTCAGCTACTGCAGCATTATTCATTCCTAATTGGGATTTGTTTAGTGTCTCTTTTCTACGTTTCATTTCTTGCATTTGTTTCTTACGTTTGATCGATCCTATCAATCCAGTAACCAATCCTAATCCACCACCTACAGCAGTACCTATTGGACCAAATGCAGTGCCTGCACCAGCTAAAGAAGCAGCACTACCTAAAGTACTACCCACTACATCCCCAGTTGAACCTTCTGTCGATAAACCAGAAATGGCAGAGCCAATAACATTAGCCCCACCAAGGTAATTAGACAACTGATCCATTCCAAATGCGTATGCTGGTACAGTTTGTTTTTTATTCTTCTTTTTCATATTATATCATTGAATGTCTATAAGCTGTACTAATATAAGGTACCTTGAATGTATTGCCATCATTACAATCGTATTTGTAATGACATACTAAGTATTTACCTTTCATCCTATCTTTATAGGATTTATTAGCCAGTTGTTCAACTTCATTTAATTGTAAACTATTGCGTGGTATGCAGAATTTATAAGTATCTTCTCTATAATCTATGTTATCCTGAGTAAGAGTATAACTTGTTTGCCTCTTTGTTTCAAAATAGATATTCCCAAAGTTTGTGCCATGCGTAAAATCTCCACTATATTCTACATTGTCGAATGTTTTTGTTTGTGGATAATCCGCATTTACTACAAATTGTATTGAAGATATCTTAGCTTTAGCATCATCTAAATTAGTCTCCTCTCCACCATTATACTTAAATAGTTTAAGATTCTTGAATATAAATAAGTTATTACTAAATTCAGCATAGTAATCTGGATTATACGTGTAGAAAGAAGTAAATGCTCCTAATTGTTCATTGAAAACTAATGTTTTATTTTCTAGAGTAAACAAAACTTCATTATACTTCTTATCATAAACTACAATGGGATCTTTTTTAAATGAATCTTTATTCTTATTTAAATAAGATTGAACTCCTTTCAATTTAGATACTGTTTGTAATTGACCATTAAACCCACATATCTCATTACGTTTACTATCATACCAGTATACGGTACTATCCGATTGAGTATTTGCTCTCAACTGGTTTGGACTTTCACCATTCATTGTAGTAAAGTAGTCATATCTGTCTAGTATACCACCAGTACCTAGAGTAAGAGCACCTGGGTTATTATCAGTTATAATAGAACGTTCATTTACTGCAACTGTGCCAAAAGCGTCTGTTTGCCAGAATACTAAATTGTTTTTAAATAACTTCATATCATTAATTGGTCCAAATCTAGTATCTACATCAAGATAATTGGCTACTTTGAATTTTGTCCATGAATCAGTAACTTCATTATTTGTTTTAAGCTCTGAAGATATGATACGAGTATCTGTTAATAAATTATCTATATTGTAAATAGATTTAGCTACAAACTTTTTTGCATTAGGTTGAGCAGAGTAAGCATCATTGTATGCATATGATGGAGTGTTCTGAGTATATAAATCACCAACAGTAATTATATCGTCTTCTACAAAGTGGTTAGCATACCCATCACCAGCTTGATAAGTTCTATTTATAGATGAATCAGCGTGGGTTAATGCTAGATTAACACTTGACTCGCATGGTATGAAAGCTCCTAAGAATAATCTATTTGCTTTATTATTATAATAGTCGTCTGTGTTATAACTAAACATGCAGTTATTATAATCAAATATATTTAGATATGTATCACCACCATAGCACAGTACTGTGGAAACACTAGATTCAGCGCTAGCACCAGTAGTAATATATACAGAGTTCTGTATAGCAGAGTATGAATTACCACCATATGCATTTACACTTTGCTTCATGTTACACAAAGCAACTGAATTAACATATCTGTAACTAGAAGTACTTACTGCTAATGGTATGTTAGCAATCATGTTGTCACTCTTAAATATAGAACATATTCCATGAGGACCATATTTTCTAACATTGTTTGCATTAGTCTTATCTACTTCACCATCTCCTGCGGTTCTAATATTATCCCATACCCAGTTATAATATACTTTATCACCAATAGTAATTGCTTCGGCATTATACCAAGGTTGATCACCATTTGTTAACCAAGGACTGCTTGGCCCTGCATATTTTGCACTTTCTACTGCAGCAGATTGAACACCATTTTCAACATATAAACCATAGTATTTAGCAAGTAATGCTGAATAGAAATCATCATTGTTTATTACTATTGCTCCATTAGCAACATAACCATTACTAGACTGACCTCCTAATGTTTTGGTTGGTTTTATTGTAGTACCATCATACTTTATAGATTTAGCATTTGCTAATACTTTTAGAGATCCATCTGTAATACCCCAGTCACCATCCGCAGTAATAGGAGATGTCATAATCCCTACCTTTTCAACTGTTTGAAACTTATCAATTAATGCATCTGCATTTTCTCTGTTAATTGCTATCTCTGGAGATACAAACATGAAATAATTGTTAGATTGTGTATCTGACAAGTTAAAGGTATATTGGAAATCTCCATTGTTGTGAGTCTTTGCATAGTAACCATGCTTGTTTGAATAAGCTAGATATGGGAATGGTGTTAAGATGTTAGAATCTCTATCATAATTTGTAATGCAACTTACTACTCCTTGAGCTAATATAGTTCTATCAGATAGAGTTCTTTCGCATCTAACTATTTCATATCTTACCACATCTGATGGTAAATTCTTTACTTCAAATTCAATGCCAAGAGGTTTAGTAACAACTGATAAATTAGATCCATAATCACTAGCCTCATTGGAAGTAAAAAACTTATAACCAGAATCTTTATTAGATGGCATTCTTATATCACCTATCCAATGTACAGGAGATGCTAAACCTTGTTTATTGTATAGTACAATACCAAATCTATAGATTTCATCCCTCATATATCCTTTTACTTTGGACTCTATTTCGGCATTAGAATAGTTTGGTATTTTGTTACCAGATGATAAACTTATTGTATTTGATTTATCATTACCTTCATAGTTAATACCTAAACTGGTAAGTGATCTTGAAGAAGCATTGAATGTAAATTCTTCGTTTATCATTCCTCTAGATGTAGTAGATGCATCTTCTAGTAAATCTGTAGTAATGAATCTATATGATACATTCTTGCCTTTTCCACCTTGTATGTATCCTCCTGTTGGAGAAGTAGTGTATTTGTATGCACTGCCGTCTACATTAAATGGGCATATACAATCGTGGTCTTTAGGTATATTTGTAGTAGTTAATGCTGATAGAGCAAAGTTTAACGAAGAACCAGAGTTAGATAGCAATAATACATTACCAGAAGAATTAGCTCTAAATGCTCTAGCATCATATTCTACATCCCATGTTTCCTCAGTAAGATTAGCAGCAAATAATCTGTTATCTTTAGATTCTATTACTTCAGGTATAAATGTATAATTAGCTAATGAATTAAATTCATCAATACTTAATTCCGATACTAAGCTACCACCTTTATCTTCATAGTTTATTACAGAACCAGTTCCAATAACTATATCATCTACTATAGATATTACAGGTACTTCATTCTTTGCCTTGTAGAATAAAGAGATTATTCTAAGTCTATCAAATCCAGTACTATTATTTCTTACTTGCAACTTTATAGACTTACCAGTATTCTGTCCTTTAGAACTTCCTTTTACAGCATTGTAATTAGTTTTTTGGTCTCCATCACTCAAATGATAAAGAGGAGTAAGTGGAGATATTGCAGACTCTGTACCTCTCACTTTAAACAATTGATAACAATATTGTATCATTCCAGATTCTAAACTACCTGTCCCAAATCCATTAAATTCAAATGGTGCTAATGTAGCTTTTGGTAACATTACTATAGAATCCGAAGTAATAGATGAATTACCGGATATGTGATCATCATCTACGTTGATTACTTTAATTTGAGCATGTCCATCTGCCCAATACACTTTTACATTGTTGCTTGCCTCCCATCTACATACACTGCTAATTGCAGCTACATTACTAGATGATACTTCTATATCTAAAGGTCTATTAGTTACTACTTTTGTTACAATTGGTTCTTCTTGTGATCTAGAAAAATCAATTCTATAGACATTGTTGTTATTTGTACCATTAATCTTAGTAAAAACAATCGCCCAATCTCTTACTGTGGCAATGTGTATAATAGTTTCACCAGACAAATTTGAAGAAGGTCTACACGCTAAGAACCCTTCTATATTCTGCATTGCTGCAAAAGAAGATCCTTCATTTGTTAATATACGAATATTCTCTGCATATATGTATTGATTATCCTTTAACACAGAATAATCTACATCCATATTAAGACCACCAGAGAATGTATTTGTTTGTCTTCTTGTATTCATATTTAGTTAGCATTATAAATATGTTGTCTGGAACCAGTATGACTGTAAAATGAATTATGATCTAATAGTTCTGTATGTATTTTATTCCATGTATTTTTAATAGACTCTAATTCATCTTCATTAGGTAGCATAGCTTCTGCATATGCTTGCTTACAGTAGAAGTTCCAAGAATTACGCATATCATAATATATACGTTGATTCATTTCCCCTCTTATATACTTTTGAAATCCTATCTTTTGTGCAATGTACCAGTAAATTGCTTCCATGTATGAAGCACTATCTGGAATCAATGGGTACCCATCTTCATCAGTAGGTATAGCACTGTATGATAATTTTAGATATCCACATGGTGCATTTGTCATTATATAACCAGGCTTAATACTATATTGCAAATCCCAATTAGGATTGGTACTTGTATTACCTCTCATATAATCTAGGTTAATAGTATGCTTATTTATTAAGTTCCTAAGTATTGTCTTCATGTTTTTATTAGTATTTAGCATTTCTAGTGCTTCAGTTTTATCAATATTGCCATATAGATCTACAACTAGATTTACTAATACTTCATCTTTAACCCATATTTCGGGTTTCTCACAATCACAGCATTCATCACAACCCCAAGCAGCAAATGAACCTGTAGCTTTCCTCATAGGAAACCAAGGTCCATCACAATTAAAAGAATATGCAACTTGATGTAATTTATGTAAGTTACAAGGTAACTGTGCTTGATGGCAGTGTATTTTGATAATTGGAGCCCCTTCTACACCTGAAACAATATGTTCAAACTGTTGTACTGCACCAATTTTTTCAATAGCCTCAGCTGCCCACTCTCTAAAATCTGAGATTTTAATTTCATCTTCCTCTAACCCTAGATCTGCTATTACTTTGGCTATCGCAGTTTTGATTGATGTTAATTTTGTTATCATAAAATTTACAGTTCTAAGTAATCTCTTTCCTTATTTTTAATAATTTGGGCTAGCCGCCTCTTATTATCTCTAGTCATTACTAATTGATACATAGTCTTATTTGATGTAAGCATATTATGCTTATTCCAATAAAATCTATATTTATAGAAGTTTGAATGTTCATTTAAGTGATATACCATTTTACCTAGCTTCTTTGATTCAGCATAATCTATTCTAAGACTCTTTCCAGAATACTCTTTAGGCTTATGTTTAATTACACTTAATGTACCCAATCTGCATGGTAACTTTATTTCTTTACCATTTTCTATTAGTTCATCTCTCAAGTATTTAAAGTAATCATTAATTATTCCTCTAAATGTTTTATAGTCTACTTGATATAATGGGTTATCTTCTATGTAATCACAGTAGCTAGTATAAAAATCTTTTCCAGTATATGACTTAGTTTCCATTCATTATTGTTTTACATCGTTAGTACTATTATTTGTATTATCAGTAGGTACAGTTAACATTATATTTAGTTCTTTGCTAAATATTAAGTTCTTCAAAGTAGGAATCATATTAGCAGGGATAGGATATGGACCATCATAATCATAACAATCTGCTGCTTTTGTAGGGTCCTCCAATATGCCTTCTATTTCTACATACTCTAGAAAACCAGGCCCATTTAAATATAAATGGTTATTCTTTAAGAAAGCAATATAATCATTACATGTGTATTTTCTACTTGTCTGATATTTAGCTTTTGTTTCATTACCAACCTGAATCAGATTACCATGCATATCTTTAACTGCTACTAAACCAGTGCCAAAATGCAAATCTATAAATTTAGGTAATTCTTTATCTGATACATAATGAAAGCCATTAGGTACTCCACACGTACTTACTTTGGATATATGCAATGGACCTAATGTCTGTATATAGCTAGGATTAATATCTCTACCTTTATCTAAATCTTGCTTAATTAAATAGGCTCTATATTGATGAATCCACTGTTCTACCTGTATACGTGATAAATTCTCAGATTCAGAGATGTTGTTATCCCTAAGTATGAGAAATATATCATCAATGATTGAATTTAATGAATTAAATACCATAATAATCTTCTTTATTAACCCATTCCGAACTATCTAATATGTTCATAAGCTCCGAATGTCTTTTAGTATTAATTACCATTTCCACTTAGTCTGTCCTCCATTATTTTTTTAATTGTCTTACCTAGAATCTTCATTTCATCAAATGAAAAATTGTTATTTCTAGCACAATTACAAACGTAGCAACATGGCACTACATTGTCGTAAGTGTGACCTTTGGAATTATCTATTCTATCGCAACCTAGTTTTTCTTTGCTTCCGCAGTATATACATTGAGATTTAAGAATATTTTTTACAAACCAGTCTCTATCTAAATTAAATTCTCTATCAGCTTTCCAATCTTTTAGTTTGTATGCAGATAGTAATTTAGAAGCTCTTGTATACAAATTGTATTCTCTAGGCTTTCCTTTAGATTTGTATTTCTTTCCAAACAAGATTTCTTCAATTGTGTAATTCTTATTCTTTAAATATCTTATTAACAAACCATTATAAGACATTCCGTATTCTTCTGACCACTCACGCAAAGTTTTAGTTTCTCCATTGTAAGTAAGTCTTATTGTGTGTGTATTTGTTTGTGCAAGTTCTAAGTTAGTTACCCATTCAAAGTTATCCGGTCCAAACGGTTTATTTTTATCTTTCCTACTCAATCTGAGACCTTTTTTATAACTTTTATGCACATCTTCATAGAAGACAGGAAATTTTCTCCAGTCATTAACAACTCCTGCTTTCCTTCCTTTCTCTGTATAGAGAATAGCTCTCCAAGAATTAAAAAGATATGGGTTATTTTCTCTTAGTTCTTTACAGCTTTCCATGAGTTATTTATAGTTATTGTGATTTTTTCTTTATTGTTGTTTGCTTCTTCTAGTAATGCAAACAATTTATTAAATGTTTTCCTAGAATTAGAAATCCAATTTGTGTCTTTGCCATTCCATTCACCAACCCCAATACATCCTTCACTCTCTTCAGCTTTATTTAAACTATGAATTCTAATCCCACTAAAATTAGGTACGTTAAGTATTTCTGGTAATATTTTCTTGAATCTTGGTGAATAAGTTAATTTAACTTCATAAGTACCTTCGGATATTGCAGTTTTACCATAAACTTTTTCTCCTTCTGGTCTCACTCTATCTTCAAGAGTGTCTGCTATGTGTTCCCCATCAACATACAATTCTCCAATGGTTGCAGAACTACCTAGAAAGATTCTATTTAATTTTAATTCCATTTTATGTAGCTGGCGTTTCTAATGCAGCAACTCTTGCTTCCAAAGCTTCATAATCACCTTCTAGAGTAGTCAATCTAAGATTTAAAGCTGAAATCAATTCTCTTACTTCATTATCGTTGTAATTAGATAGACCTGCAAGTTTAGATTTTTCAGCTGTTGTATAATCTTCAGTAGATAATTGCTTACCTTCCACTTTGTCTACTTTGGATTCTTTAAGAGTTTCCACATCTTGTTTTAAAGTACTATTGTCTTCAGTAGCTTTGTTATTTACCAAAACCCACTTGGTACCGTCAAAATATTTCAAATCTCCACCATTTGCATTAGATGATAAATCTGCCCAATATTTAACAGAAGCAGGGTTGGGTTGAATTGTACTAGCTAGGATATCGTATTTGTTATTGTATAATGTGCTCATATTGTTTAAAATAAAAAAAGGTTGACTAAATAGCCAACCTTTGTGTTTTAGATTTCTTTTTTTATTTCTCCTTCTGGTTCTACTTTTTTGTCTTCAGTAGAATTAGGTGGAGTATTTTTTATTACTTCCGGACGAACAGCAGATACGTTTTGTAAAAGTTGTTTAAGCTCTTTCACTTCAGCTTTTAAGTCATCAAGTTCTTTGAAATCTTTTGTCACATTGGTTGTTATGCCCGAATTTACATTAAGTATTTTTAAGATGTCTTCACATCTCCTCATCTCCTCATCAATCTTACTCAGGCTCTCTTTCTTAATTCTACAATCATCAAGAGACTGTCTAACCATGTTAACAATTTGTGATTTTTCTGTGGCTATAGTAAGACCGATGGATGAATCGGTCATCATTGTTTTATCTTCAGATACTGACAGTTTTCTTTGTTCACCATCACACGAAATCACTAGATCCACGAGCTTACGCCTATTTTGCATAGGCATCGGAAATTGTGTCGGTGGCACTGGTTCGTCATAGGGTTTTGATACACTGACTACCGTTCCTAAACTGTACGTTGTGTTCTTTTTAAAAGTACCTGTTATTTCGAGTACGTGTATTCTAGTACCCGACGTTAACTGAGAGAATGTCATATCTTTATAAGTTTAAAGAATATGGGCAACTCTCATAGCTGCCCATATATCTTGATTAATATTTAGGCAGCTGGTGCAGGAGCAGCAGCAGGAGTATAATTCATCAGCTGTATTACATTATCACATTTATTAAAATATGCAATGTATCTGTTCCCAGCACTAACTTGTGAACCAGTAATTGGCTCACTTGAAGCATTTACTAAAGGTATATTGCGAGTATTTGAAGCAGTACTTACAGAACCAGAAACCGAGATAAATACAGGTAGACTAGCTCCTGAAGCTTCTGCTGTGTGTCTAACTTCCAAAACAATTACACCTTCTTTGGGTAATCTACACCATACTTTAGGGCAGATACCTAATACTACATTTTCAGTAGATTCACCTATTGCTATAGTTTTTACTTTAGGTATTACTAGATCTAAAATATTTACGGTGTTATTTCTACCAAATGGATTAAATATGAAAGGATACATAATTGCCTCCTTTCTTATTAAGCACAACAGCTATCGCCGTATCCATAAGGATAACCATAACCGTATCCATTCAACCCACCATTACATCCATAAGGATTACATGTTAAGTAAGCAGGAACCGGGCAAGGTCTAATTTGACTAACGATATTAGAAGTCTGTTGTTGTAGTAATGCAGAAGATTGCAATGCGTTCTTCTCGTCACGTAATGTGTCGATCTAATTCTTCTCTATCATATCTAGAGTAAGGATATCGATAGCTTCTAGCCTCATAGTCATATCCTTTTTCTCTACCCATACGATGTTCATACTCTGGACTGTAATAACTATTACGATTACTGTGCATACGTTCATATGCTTTATAATCGTTTTCATCATCGTCACACATTAGATAAACATAATAGTGCCACATCTTACCTTCGTCAATGTCTTTGTCACATAGCCAAGCTTTTGCCAATTCTGCGAAGTGTTTGGTATTTGCGCTGCCAGTCATAGCAACGACTGCTTTGTAATAATCTGAATAGATCATATTCATGGCAACATACCAATCCCATTTGTTATGTTTTTCAGATTTTAAATTTATGCCCATTTGATTGGCAACGGACGTTGTCTCTTCAACCGTCCAATGAGGACCCTTTGTACCATCCTCATTCTCCATACCCTCTACAGCGTAGCGAGCATGTTCCTCATCAAAGTGAGGGCCATTAATAGCTTCATACATATTTGCAGCCAATTCTGACTTTAAAATAGTGAAACCTTTCTCCAGTAAGCTACCCTCATGCTTCTCTAAAGCAGTAGATAATTTATCTATAGCCTCTGATGGAGATTGATGGCGTTTGATTTGTTCTAATATTTTGTTCAAATGCATAGTTTCAATTTATTTATTGATTAATACTAAATTGAAATATTTTGCAATTATTTTGATATTTTGATAACCCTTGTATCTGTTACTTGTATTAAAGGGTTTGAATTAACTATTTGATAATGAGGAATTATATCCTTCTTAAAATTTAAAGTAAATAAGCGTCTAAAGAAACCTTTTTTACGCCATACTTTCTCTTCATGTATAAATAGATCTTGACGATTCTTTATATCCAACACATGTGTGATCATGCTGTCTATTCTTTCTATTTTGATAGTTGTCAATTGATTTGGCTTTAACTCTACTGTAAAATTCCTGTCCACTGGAATCTCTTGAGTTATTGTATCCGAAATAATAGTTTCTACTGATGCGACTTCCTTTAATTTCTTATCTTTTATTTTAAGTTCTTTAGATTGTTTTCTTAGTTCTTGCACTAAACTATCTTCAGAATGTTTGAAGTCATCTACAGTTAATTGTAATACTTTGTTTTGTTTTTCCATTCCTGAGAGAGCACTCTCATAGTAATGTAAATTCACAGAAGCTCTAGCTAACGCATTATCTAGATTATCTACTTTTTTATTTAGTCTGTAATTATCAAAACCTAAAACTGCTATCAATAGTACAGCACCTAATTTTATGTAATGTATAAAATTCACTATTTAATCTTTTTAACTAGTTTTCTTATCTTAGGTAAATCTTCTCTATCTATAGTAATATCAAGATACTTTTCACCTTTTTTACGTATAAACTTATTTAGAAGTTTCCAAGGTCCATCTGGATATAATGTAGCTAAGTTTTCTATGACTGACCATAGTTCTACTCCAGCAATAAGCCCTGCAAAGAATTCTACTAGATGAGCATCTATAGATACTAATATACTAGCATCTATTTGATTTGCAAACCATATAATAGCACCGCACCAACCAAATTTGCGTAAGGTTTTCCATAGTCTTCTTGATTCAAACTTTTTTTGATTTTTAAATGCTATCTTACCACCTAAATACGCATCTACTAATATTATTAATAATAAGATAAATAGAACTGCCCATAAGGGTGTAAAACTACCTGCCACCCAACTAAATGCTCCCGTTAATAAGCAAGAGATAAATTTGGCTGGACCATCATTAAATAGTTCTTTAAAGTAGTTTATACTAGATACTCCTTGGGACAATAAAAAATATTGATGAATTTTATTTAACATAATAGATTGATATGAAAGGAAAACAAAAACGCTAACCAAATTTTACTTTAGTTAGCGTTTGGTATTTTTTGATATGAGAATTGACGCTATAACGTCTTTAGTCATCAAAAGTTCTTCTATATAAATTGACACTATCCTAAGTAATAGCGGTTATTTGTTCACTGTTTGATCATCTTGCATTTGTTCATAAGCAACAAAATCTGAATCTACTTGCTCTTTTAATTGCTTTCTCTTTTGTAGGAAATCTTTATATATGTCTATATAGCTTTCATCCAATATCCCCAATAAGGCAGCATTGTAGTCATTCAATTTCTTTGCTTCAACATCTGTACCCCATAGTTCATTAATACATGTTTCTAATATCTTATTAGCAGTTAATGTAGGCCATACAATCACTTCATAATAAGAATAACCAATATATTCATCTCTTTGTTCCGTTTGTATATCCCATCTATATAAATAGTAACCATTACTATCTCTTTCTATTGTACTGGGTATTTTATCACTGTATGTTCTATTCATATTATTCTGTAGTTGTAGTTATTTCAGCTGATTTATATTTTGGGAAAAAGCAAAGGCGAGACCCAACACGACGATATGCACCAGAAGGGGGATCACCAGCACTCACATAAACGAGGCCTGCACTCGTCTCGCTGTCCGCATTACCGCCAACCTGTATCACCTGCATGCGGTTAGCCGATGTATTGGTAGCATAATAGTCGCACCAGTAGGTAGAGGAGCTACCGCCGACCTCCGTGGCAACTATATCACCATCTTCTCCAAGCAACATCTTCTTGGCATACCTGTTAGTACGGCAGATATTGCCTTTCTTGTCATAACCGGTGTAAGAGGTGTCGCTGAAGTTCGACGGGTCATCGGTAGTCCATAGAATAGACAATCCGGTATCGCCCGTGGTGACCTGTATATTAGCCCCGTCAGTGTATTTCCAGATATGACCAAATGGATTCTCTATACCACGATACCTGTTAGCCATCAACGTAGCATGAGTACCGTCTGAAGAGTTCTTCACCACATATGCCTTCTCTCCAGAGCTGTTCCCGAACTCGTTGGTGTAGCCGCATGGTATAAGGGGGTTGGCGTTGTTGAAGTTAGTCCAATCCGTCATTTGCGTTGGTCCCAGACCTAGGCCACCTTGGGAGAAACCGTTAGCGTCCTTTTGAACATTAAACGATTTTTGACTATTTAATGTAGCATATTCTACTGCAAATAACCAGAATAAGGTTTTATGTGCTCCATACGTGTACATTTCCCAACCACTACCACGTTTTCTTGCAGCTTGGCGGAATTGGTCTCGGGTAAGGTTGGTAACAGGGCATCCTAGCAAGGAACGGTAGGTATCATCCCATTCAGCGGTGTTGTCACCACCTCTAAAATTAATTGAATTAGGATCACTTAATTTACTAGCTCCAGCCGCCGAACATAATAAATTATCGGTTCTATACATTCTGGCTTCATATGTTGAGATATAGAACTTATCTACATGTTTATACCCAGGTAATGGAATTTCGGACAACATCATCCTAAATTTAGTGCCATTAAAATACAATTTATACCAATGTTCAGGTATCTCTGTCATAACAGCATAATCCAAATAGCTTCCACCCCATGAAAGCTCATTATCCAAATATTCTTTAACTCCACCATCTCTATCCAACAAACACCTTCTCATCTTACTCTGGATAGGTAGCTCTCTATGCAATTGAATATTACCTACTCTAACCCCATCAGGACTAGATGATGCAGTATCCCACTCAACACCATACGCATATCTTTCTTCTAGATCTGGTATATCTTCCCAAGCTGGAGACCATTCAGTAGAAATATCACCATATTCGAGCTTGATCTTGTGGATAGTAGAGATAGATCCTGTGTTAGTAGGATTAATGAATAGTGATAAATAAGTATTAACAGCAGTATCTTCGCTACTTGGAATTTTACTAGTCCAGTTAAATGTTCTACTTGCTTTACCATTTTCTAAATGACCACGATTAAACGAAATCAATATAGCTGAACCTCCTGAATTGTATAATCTAAGGTATTCTATTTCTTCTCCTAATTCCGCCCATACAGTGACTGTAACCTGTGTGCCTTCCGGAATCTGTTCTACTAGCCAATAATTAGCAATATTTTGGTTGGAATTACTTACCTCTGTACCAGATCCAAGCAATAAATTCTTTCCATATACTGGCAGTTTACGATATTTACCATCATCCATTAAAGATTTAGTTCCATCACCTGTAGTATGTAAGTTGATATTTTCATTATATGCCTCCTCGCCAAGTGTTTGAGAAACTTGTATGCGAATGCTTGTATTGCTTGCAACATCAATGGTTGTTGAATTAGTATTAAAACTATATGTTAAGTCTGGTTCAATCTTTAATACTATATTGGTAACATTACCTATTTCTACTTCTTGTTTTGTTTTTAAGGTTAAAACTCCATCTGAATTTGCACCATACAAAGAAATAATATAAGCATAATTACTCCTTACAGGAAAGATACTAGTGTTATTATTTTCTAACTTACTTAGTAAAGTGTTATAATTTTCTTGAGATATACTGGGGGTATCTAATGAATCCATGATATTCATAAAAATATCAAATACAGTATAATCTGGCAAGTCAGATTTGGTAGCCAATTGAGTATCTACATATTCCTTATTAACATCTACAGTAGGTATAGTAGGTTTTTCAGTAAGATCGTTGTAACTACCAGATGTAGCTACAGTAGCCAATGTTGGTTTATTCAATATCAATGCATCTCTTTCTGGTATATTTACTACAGACCATACTCCATTCTGCCTAGCATATTGCTTACCATCTTTAGGTGCTTCTTCTACTAGTTCCTGACCATGATCACTACTTAAGTATGGTATTTTAACCCATTCTCCATTATATTTTACTTTAATTACCATAATTAAATATTAAATATTTGTTTGCCAATTGTTTTAGCTTCTGTTCTAAGTGTTTGAAAAGACTGCCATTCATCATATCTGGTAATAGGTTGACTGCCACTAAGCAATTGTTCAACCATATTAGATTTTAATGCTGCTTCCTCATCTGCACTATACTTTGTTCTAATGATTTTACTTACGAACGAATTGTAGGTTGGTTCTTCATTGAATTTTAATTCATAATAGGCATAGCCATGTATATCTTCTGAATTAACTTCTTCAATATCCCATCTAACTGCCCATTCATTCATTCCTAGGTATTCTATTACTTCAGGTATATGATCACCTTGTACTTTCTTTAATTCCATAACTACTTAATAATTTTTGTCTATAATCTTTAAAATTATAAGATCTCGTAAAGCGATACCATAAATTATGACAGTTTCCATATTTACACCATCCCCAATAAGCTGCTAGTGATGTTAACCTCTTATTCTTACTTTTATAACTTAATTTATAAATAAACTTCTTTTTGATATCTTTCCTGAGTAAAGTATGATCATGGTAAAATACATAACCAATAAAATCTATACCCCTTGCTTCTACAGGAAATATCTGCCAATTACGTTTTACTTTTAGTTTCAAGTTATCAGCTAGATATTTTTCAATCTCTTGTAAGCAATATCTTAAGTAATCTTTATCTGGGTGTAATATAACAATATCATCACAATACCTGTAATAATATTTTATTTTTAATACTTGTTTAATCCACCTATCGAACCAAGTCAAATTCAAATTTGCTGCAAATTGAGATATGTAATTTCCAATTGGTAAACCTTTTGGTGTAGAATAAACTACATGATATAATAATCTTAATAGTTTCTTATCCTTAAATACCTTTTCAAATTGTGAGGATAACACATCTTGATCTGTAGAAGGAAAGAACTTTTTAATATCTAATTTTAAACAATATTTTGTGCCTTCTTTATCAGCTTTTAAATCTCTTTTTAATCTCTTTACTCCATAATGAATACCTCTTCCTTTTAAACAGTTGAAGGTATCTGCAGTAAATCTACTAACAAGGTAAGGTTCTATAACATTCATTATAGCATGATGGACTATTCTGTCTGGATAATACGGTAGCCTGTATATTTCTCTTTCTTTGTTACCACGATCGGCGATGATTGTGTATACGCAGTATTCCGAAGTACGATAAGTATCTTCAATTAATGCTTTTTGTAACCGGACCAGATTTTCATATGGATTCCTGTCAAATTTTTTAACGCCGTATCTTTTAGTTTTACCTAGCCTAGCCTTCTTTTCAGCCCGGACCAGATTTTCATATGATATTATCCTGTTAAATAAATTGCCTATTCTTTTCATAAGCTATTTTGGTGGTAAGACCCGTTCGCCCAATACTACTAGGGTCTCTTCAAAGCACCTGTTATCTTTTACCTAGAGGTAAGGCTGATCTAAGTTCAACAAACATTTTTGAAAGTATATGAAAGTATCTGTTAGTTCCAAAATTTCACTGATATTCGTCTATGAATTCGAGGATGCATTATTAGCATTAGCTATGAAGACTCTGCATTGAGAACCATTATCTGAATTACCTGACTGTTTTTTCAAGTATGAAATAATGTGACAGCAGTCTTACTATAAAGTCATCTCATAGTAATTCTTTTAGATCCCGCCCTTGTTATTAATATTTAATTATCTATATTACTCAGGACTATGCCTGCATTTTCTTAAATGTATCTGAATCAACTACAACGATCTTACCATAAAAGGCTAATCTTGCACCGA